ATGATATAGAACCGCCGAGTATTGAGGCGGAAAAGCTAGTAGTATCCCGTGAGGATATAGCTAGTATAACCGTGCAGGTTATGAACCAATTAAAAGGAAAAGTTTCATAAGGAGGATTATACAATGTTATTGACCAAGGAACAGAGAGACGAGATTGCTGTTACTGTGGCCGAATCGCTAAAGGCTACTGGCGTGCTTGACCCGATACGCAAGTTTAACGGGGGTGCTGGCGCTGAAATACCTGAGGGTGAGATTACTATCACCTCATCGCCAGAAGATAAGATTATGGCTGACCCCACAGGTGGCTTTAGCGACCTATCTATGTTTGCCGCTGCTGTAGCTGGCAAGGGTTCCAAGTGGTATGGGGAGAAGCATACCAACCAACTTAAGCTGTATGCGAATGCAGTAACCAAGACCGCTGGCTATATGGAGGAAGGCGATATGGCGCAGGGTGGCTATTTGGTGCCAGAGGAATTTAGGGCACAGCTACTTCTAACCCAACTTGAGGCGTCAGTGGTAAGAGGGCGTGCAACTACTATCCCGATGCAGACAAACCGTGTTGGTATCCCATCGGTGGTAGACAGTAATCACAGTACCAATTATTTCGGTGGAGTATTACCTTACCGTACTGCCGAGGGCGCCCAAAAGACGCCTACCAAGCCGGCACTGGATAAAGTATACCTAACTTTGCACAAACTGACAGGACTTGTGCACGTATCAGACGAACTATTAGAGGACAGCCCGTTATCACTGGCTCCCATCCTTAATGCGATGTTCTCCACAGCCATAGCGTTTGAGGAGGACGACGATTATTTAATGGGGAATGGTGTAGCGAGACCTCTAGGGGCGTTTAATGCGGGTAACCCCTGTCTTGTGGCACAGGCTATTGAAGCTGGCCAAGCCGCCGCAACTATCGTGTGGGAGAATATAGCCAAGATGTGGAGTCGCTTGCATCCTGCTAGTATGAGGAAAGCCGTCTGGGTGGCGAACAATGAAACGTTCCCGCAACTGGCGACTATGACTATGAATGTAGGCACGGGTGGCGTTGCAGTTTGGTTACCCGCCAATGGTTCGGCTGGCACTCCGTTTGGCACCTTGATGGGCAGGCCTCTTATCCTTTGTGAAAAGATGCAGGCATTGGGTACCCAGGGAGATATAGGGCTAGGCGATTTTAGCCAATACCTCATCGGAGAGAAAGCTGGCGGTGGCCTAAAGGTCGCTACTAGTATCCATCTGCGGTTTGACTATGACGAGCAGACCTTCCGTTGGGTGTTACGCTATGACGGGCAGCCGTGGTGGCTATCAGCCCTAACCCCGAAGCGTGGCACAGCAACCTTAAGCCCGTTTGTAGTGTTAGCCGTTAGAGCATAAACTAAATAAATAAGGAGGCTTACCTATGGAATTAGTCCAAATAGCCAAGATAGTATCTTGCATAGCGGCCGTTGACGTTGGTGGTGTCGCTAAGCTGGGTGCTCACATCAATATGGCAAAGTATGACCACGTTGCCTTTATTATCAGTATAGGGGCGATTGGTAATAACGCTGCCATCACCGTATTAGCAGGTAGTGATAGTTTGGGCACTGGTGGTGTGGCGATGGCCTATAACTACTACCTATCAACTGGTGGTGCTGCTTTGAAGGCCGTGCTGGCCTCGGCAAAGGTAGCGGTTGCCTCTACTGGGTATACGGCATTAGCCGCCAGTGACGACAATGAGATAATGGTAATTGAGATAAACGCTGATGAGTTGGTATCTCCGACCACGTTACCATATGTCGGTGTCAATATCGCCAATGCAGCGGCTTGCCTAGTTAGCGTTGTGGCAGTATGTATGTCGCCACGGTATGCAGCTAACCCGGCTAGTATGCCTGACCCGACTGTAGCCTAATGACCGTTACTGTTAAAAAGAAGGATAAGGGGAGACGGCCTTGGTGGAAGGCGCTCCCCTTCCCTGGGCGAGACAAAATGATGAAAAGTCCGCCTATAAAGAAGTAGGCGGCAAGGAGTAAATTATGGGTAGTTATATGGATGGGTTGGCGTTTAGGAGAAACCTGCTAGGGCGCAAGGTTGACCGTGCGACTGCCGTACTTCCAGCTACTACAACTGGCGCCATATTCACAATTACTACGGGGCGTATTGTGCTTACGAGTATTGTGGGTGAGGTAACAACGGTAATTCAGACGCTGGCGTGCAACCTGAGTATCACATCTACGCCAACCGTAGGCACGGCTGTAGCCCTTTGTGCGGTGCTTAACGTCACCGCCGCCGAAGTAGGTTGTTTGTTTACTATAGACGGTATACAAGCAACAGCTTTGTTCTCGGTACCTGCTGGAGCAGGTGGTGGCTACTTAATGCGACAACCGTGGATTATACCTGTAGGCACACTTGGCCTGCTAACCAGCGCTACTAACACCGGTTCGGTTAAGTGGAGTTTAACCTACATCCCGTTTGATGACGGGGCTTATGTGACAGCGGCATAGAGGTAAATACCCGCCTTCGGGCGGGCTATTACCTCCGATTGGAGGGCGGGTGTAAAAGCTCGCCCTCCAAATAAGTGAGGGATTATGGCAGTTAGGATAACAGTTTTGAGACCAAAATATATCGGCTTAAATACCGATACCAAACCTACAAATCCGCCAGCGGGTACTCAGTTTCGAGAGACTGATACCCATCTGGATAAAATATATGACGGGACGAATTGGCATACCAATTATTGGCTTGGTATAGCCTACCCGTTTGAAGAAGATAGTTACGGCTATTAAGGAGGTTTAGCTATGGCAGTTATATTAGTAGCGACTATTCAAAGATGGATGGGTTTAAGCACGGACATTAAGCCACCCACACCGACCTATGCGGGCTCTGAGTTCTACGAGACGGATACTGGGCGGACATATATCTGGAATGATGCTGCGTGGGTAATTAAACCTATCGCCATCTACAATGTGCAGGGAGGGGCTTATACCATACAGGACTTAATGGAGGAACACCTAGCACAGCTTGACTTTGCCCGTGTGCAGACAATAGCAAGCCCTGTTACTCTGTCAGGGGCTATACAGTATATCTACAGCAGGGTAGCGGGTGCTCACCCGTTCTATTTTGCGGGTGGCATTATTAGCTGGGATAGCGGAGCGTGGGCTGGTGGTGAAACGGTTGATATTAACGTGCAAACCTCAAGCGATGGCACTAATTGGGCTAATATGTGGACGGCTGTTCAGTTAGCTGCTGCTCCAACTATGCTAGAGGTAGCAATCCCCCACGAAGCTATGACTTCGTTACTCAATATCCCAAAGTCCCTTTGGGTAGGCCCTAATTGCGGCGTGAGGGTAGGCATTATACAAAATGCCGTAGGTGCTGGCTGGCACGTAGTCAGTCATAATTTTGTTGACGGAGTACGAGGAGGATAATAATGGCAATTAGCGAATTAACCAAAAAAAAGGCAAAGCGGATTCGGGACACTAACCAGCTACTAATGGACGCTATTCAAGCAGACATTGATGCCAGGGATGCACAGAATGTTATTGATAAGCAGAGGATTAAGGACTTGGATGATGAACAGAAGGCATTAGCTAAGGACATACCCGAACCGATAGCTGAAGACAAACCAATAAAAATTGCAGATAAACCAAAATAGGAGTAGTGAATGAGTCTGACAAGGGGAGTAGTATTAGATATAGCCAGCCAAGTAGGCGGTAGCAGCCCTAGCACGGCTACGCTCCATGACTTTAGCCGCCATAAGAATGATGGCACTTTGACAGATGTGACGTGGACTCAAGAGCCAACGGGTTTGTGGGTAGCTAATTTTAATGGCACTAGTAGTAAAATAGTTATAAGTAATAGCCTTGAATTAGCTATAACCACTGATGAATATACGATAATCACTTGGATAAAAACCACTAAAACCGACGAGCAAAATATATGTGATATGGGCTATTATAACGCAGATGGCTATGAGCTAAATATCCACGGTGGAGGGAGATTGGCTATGCGGACATATCAATCTGGTGCTGGACAAGTCACGCAGTCGCTCAATACCGCGATAGTAGCTGATATATGGATGCAACTTGTTATGGTGCGGTCTGGGGCTAACGTAACACTATATAAGACTGGGGCTGATGTTACTGATTCCGTAGGAACTCATACTAACCCCGTTGCTTCTGCTAGAGCATTAAAGATTGGAGTGAGAGACGACGGAAGTATGTGGTATAGTGGCAAGATGGGTAAATTCCAACATTATAACTATGCCCTCACGCCCGCCCAAATCAGAGCCCGCTACCATTCAAGTAAATATCTCTTTGGAGTAGCATCGTGATAGCTAGAGGGATAG